TTACTCGTCGAATAGGTCTTTTTGTTTGTCTGGTAGGGACTTTCTGATCTTGGCGATGATTTGATAGATAGTAATTATTGAGAGATTGTACTTTTGAGCGAGCTGGTGCTGATTGTTACCAGTGAAAGCCTGCCATATTTCAAGGTCACGCTTGTGAAGCTTGAGGGGGCTATTCTTAGGAACATATAACATGCTGCCGCCCCAATGTATTGTCATACGCTCTGCTAGATGAAAGGCTATCTGCTCAGCTGCTTCTGTAGGTATGTCAGTGTAAGAAGCAATAACATCAGCACCGTGACCGACCATGTCCTGTAAGAACGCAGTACCTAGCTTGGTAAACTTACCGTCCGTTTGGGTGTCTGACATTATCTGCTCCATTGTGTGACCGATCTATAATTGCATTTTACTATAGTTGAATAAATATAGGTGTGGGTAGCATGGCAGGTCTACTATTTATAACCGATTATTTGTTGTTTATCGCGGCTATAGCTTGAGCGTTCTCTACGCGCTGCTGCCATTGTTTAAGAGATTCGATTATGCGACTGGCGTCTGTAGTATTAACAAACTGCAATGCTGATTTGCCTGTTTGGCGCTCGACGTACTTGGCTAGTGCAAGCTCACTTGAATTACGTACTGCGCCAAGCTCATACAAGGTGATCCATAGGCTGCGTATCTTCTTAGACTGTGGATCGTCAGCTTGCTTAAGTTTGCCTACGCTCTTGGCAGGTTTGGTTGCGAAACCTTTAGTCTTTAGGTGCTCAAATACGGTAACGAGTTCGCTTTTAGTCATCTGCTTGGTGCTACTTTTGCCCGTCTGCTCGGTCAGCATATGGCGATAGGTGGCTTCGTCTAAGTCTAGCTGATTCTTGGCTATATGAATGATCTGTATGAGCTTAGGAACAGTTGGGGTACGTTTGTTAGTCATGGTTAAATTCCTTACTATTGAAGTAATAAAAAAGGAGGATGTCGCTAAGCGTCACCCTCCTTTTTTTATTATTTGTATACCTAAATAAATTAAGGTACCAGATTAGTTGACGGCTTCTTTTAAGGCTTTTCCTGCTACAAAACTGACCGCTGTTTTGGCTGGTATATCTATCGCTTCGCCAGTCTTTGGGTTGCGACCAGTGCGGGCTTTTCGTAGTGAAGGTTTGAAAGCACCAAAGCCAATCATCTGTACGCTATCACCTGCAATCAGTGCCTCTGTCACGCCATGCTCAAACGCTTGTAGTGCTGAACGCGCTTGATCTTGCGTGATACCTGCATCAGCTGCCATTTTTTTGATTAAATCTTGCTTATTCATGATGTCGATCCTTAAGTTAGATGCCAGTGTCCGACTGGCTACGGGTTTAAAAACCTTTTAGAAAAGTTATGAGTTTGCAATCTGTCATTGCCATCAGTTGTAGTAAACAGTGGTCATCTAAGAAAAGAGTTGTGCCAACACTACGATCAGCAGCTTCAGTATTGAGCATGTATTCCTCACCATCCCACCACACCATCATGCCTCGTGGCTTGAGGCGATAGTTCAATGGCTCAACGATCCGTTGTAACTGATTGGCTGCTTTAGCACTACGCTTTTTAAGCTTGACGATACTCTTGGGTTTCACTTTTACCTCAGTAGTCATAAGTGCCGCGCTCCTTATACTTTGCTAAAATCGAGCGGGATTTGGTCGTATTTGCCGTTTTCATCTCGCTTATAAATGCGGATGTATTCTTTAGTGCTGGTGATCTGCGTGGCATCTGCTATGGCTTGCATAGCCTCAAGCCACTTTGGGTCGTCAAAATCGTGACGGCGCAAGCCTAGAACACGATAAGTGCTAACTTTGCCTTCTTTATCGACTTGGAACGCATCGTTTACTAGCGTCATGATTTTGGTATCACTACCTTCGCTCCACTCACCGATGCATTCATGGATTAGGTTCTTAGCGATCTGCAAACGCTCATCGAAAACGATGTTGTCCTGCATCGCAATCTGGACTTTGAAAGCACCATCAAATGACGGTAGGCTGACGTTGCCTTTTTTGCCACCGTATTGGGTCTTATACTCACTGGCTGATAGCTCTAAAAAGTCATAAATAAGTGAGAACAACGCTTCTTTTTCTGTTTTCATAATGCTATTAAGCGTCAGTGCTTTATTAGCAATGTTAATCACAGTCTCATCACGGAGCTTGTCAATTGGCTTGATTGAATCGACAGGGATCAGATGACCTTTTTCATCAGTCATATAATCGACGCCGTTTAAGGTACAGGTAGGTGTGGTGGTTTGATTAATCATGAGTATTGCTCCTGTGTTAAATAAGATTTTTTAAGAAGTGATTAAAGTCAAAAGGTGTATTGTCGTTGAGTTCTCTTTTGTATTTAAGAATGACCTTCCAATATCCCGTCTTCTTTAGTTTTCTAGCACTGATGGTTATGTCAGTAGCACCTTTTGCGAGTTTATCAGCTGCTTTTTGACCCTCATTCAAAGCGTCTTCATAACTACCTTTTGCTATGATCTCGATGTTCGCATCCATTCCGTACTCCTATACATTCATGATGATGTCGCGGGTGATTGTGGGGACTCCAAGGCTGGCTGCCATGTTCATAGCTCCCGTTACTAGGTTGCCGACTGCTAGCGGGTACAACAGGCTTTGCACGACGCGACCTTTGCTATCGGTACGTACTAGGCGACTGACCATAGCGTCAATACCTGACTCATCGATAATGCTGTCAAGACTGGTTTGCTTAGATAGGCGCTTGGCTAGGTAGCCTGATAGTTCAGCTGGCGCTATTGGCTCAAGCGTGACAATTTCACAACGCTGGACAACTTCGCGTATCGCTGGGTTTTGCTCTGATAGCTTGAGACCAAGCTCGTTTTGACCAATTAAGATAATGCCCAATAGTTTGTCGTAGCCGTCCTCTAATTCAAAAAATCGCTTCAAATGTTTGAGTGTTGGGATAGGCAAACTGTGCGCCTCTTCGATAATGAGGACGTGGCTATTGCCTGCTTTGTGCGACTCCTTAAGAACATTGTGTACTTGACGAAAACGTGCTTCAGGGCTGCGCTTGATGTGCTCAAGTGGACTTAAGGCGTTAAAAATAGCTTCAGCAATGTGAGCGGCTTTTAGTGTCTTACCTTTTATGTCGTTGTCCTCGGCAGCTAAAACATAAGGCTCAATAGTAATGACGGATTGGTTTTCGCGCTTTAGGCGGTCAATCAAGTCACGCTTTAGCGTAGTTTTGCCAGCGCCTGACTCACCAGTGACGGCAATGAATCCGCCGTGCTTAGCGGTATGGTGCATAGCTGCACGAACATAAGCGGTATCATTTGACTGGTATAGCTCATCAGCACTACGAATGTCGCTAGTGAAGGGATTAATGAATAGCTTGAACTGCTTACGGGCTGCATCGGTTAGGGTCTGTTTGCGTAGTAGCATGGGGTTTTCCTTGTCGTTGTAATCATCAGTTATGGTCAATGGCTCTAATAAATCTAAGGCAATGCTGTGCTTCGCTAAAAATTGGCTGATACCTTCATTAATGATGCTTTTGCTAGGCGCTTTTGGGTATTGGTCATGGTTAAGTATTAAGTTGACCGACGCGGGGCTAAGGTCTAGATGCTCTGATAACTTGCGTTGACTAATACCGTTTGTTTTTAAAAGTTGTTTGACGTGTTGCATCGTCTTATCCTTATTATTCGTTGACCGCTTTTAGATAGTTGATGGGCTTGCCTACAATAATGCGATCTGCAATCTCAGTAATGGCGCTATGGGGTACGCCTTGCGGATATTGCGCTTGTAAGTCGCTAAAGTGCTCAGCGTGCCATAAGTCACTAATTAGCCCCCGTAATTGCATGGCGGCTTCAACATGCGTTAGAGGTTTGATCTCGCGACTGGCCACATGAGCACTGGTATCAACCGTTATCGCTGCTTTGGTGATGATACTTGGCACATTACCCTCGTTATGACTGTTATCTACGTCTGCCATGGCATCGATTGCACCAACATAAGCGGCTTGTTTTTTCTTACGGGCTTTGTCCACATCGGCTTCGGTATCTACGCCATAAGCGGCTTTTAGCATTGCTTTGCGGTTGCTGTCAGCGCTGCTTTCAGGCTTAGTAATCATCTGCACACCAATCACAGGCGAATGAATAGCAAATCCTGCTTCGTCGGTTTCAATGGGGCTAATGGTATAAATATTGTCCAGCCACGCCACATCGATATCAGGGGCGCGATAAGGATTGACGACGATGTCAACGACGGCTTTGGGATAGATATCAGGCAAATGGGTTAAATCATAGGCTTGGTTCGGATAGCCTTTAATAGTATGCGTGACTGATAGATCACCACGTACTTGCATGGTTTTTGGTTTGGTAGTTACTAATTCACGGCATACCTCTAAACTCGGTGCTAGGCGCAGCTGCTCATTAGTAATAGTCAGCCAAACGGCATTACGGGTTTTGCGAGTGCGGCTGTGAATGGCGTTAGCATTGAAATGTGAGCGCCAGCGTTGGCAATAGGCGTTCAGCTCTGCAAGTGTGCCAACATTTAAAAAGCTCAAACGACTTTCAAACTTGCACTCGACGATGTCGTTATGCTTTTCAACTTGACCTTTTGCACGGCTATTACCAGCGGCATGCTCAATATGTTCAATACCAAGGCGATCTAAAAGGTTAAGAAATAATCCTGATAAGTTAGCCGATCCTTTATCCATGACCAAAATACTCGGCACACCATGCATAGGATCGTTAGCGGCACGGCGCTGGATTGAGTTAAGGAACACTTGCGTGAGGTTTTCGCTCGACTCTGCGCCCATGACGTATTCGACATAAGTCGCTGCACTATAGTGATCAGTGACCACGTAACGGATGACACGCTCTTTTTCAATCTTCTTTACATTGGCAGGTTTGTTCTTGTAAAACTCTTTTTGTTCCATCACAGCCAAACCACCTTTGGGCAAGTAAAACAGCACACAAACTGAGGCATCTATCTGCCAAACGTGGTTAGGGTGGAGACTACGTTGGGTCACATGTGCGGTGGGTGTTGCAAGTTGACTTGGGTGGCAGTGATACGCCTTTAGTGCTCGCAGTATTGTGCTGACAGCTACATCAGGAATCTTGCCTTGCGCTTTTAGCATCTCTGCGGCGTCAGTCACGGCTAGGATCTGTTTGCCATTAGCTCGAGTAGCGACTAGTATCATCCCGCCGATTAATTCGGCTTGAGCGCGAGTGATGATGCTATCGCCTTTATCAGTGCGGGTCTTACGTGGTGGCATTAAATCTGCATCGCGCAATAATTGATAAATCTGCTTGGTTGAGCAATTAAGGAAGCTAGCCGATTGCTCAACAATGGGGGTTTTTTCACCGTGCGCAGCATCGTTTAGGCGCTTAGCTATAGTGCGTAGGTAGTCGAGGGTTGCGGTATCCATAATGTTGCTCTTATTATTAGGGTTAAGGAGTTTGCTAATTATTCATTGTCTTCAGTGATGAACCCTTGCTCTTGCTTCCATGCTTGAAAGCTTGCAGCATCCTCAGCTTTATTGACTGGCTTTGACGTAGCAGCGGGTATCTTCACTACTGTCTCTTCATTCATCCAATCAGGAGTAATCATCTGTGCTAGATCAATATCAATACCTTCGATTGTGGCAAGCTCAGCTATTCGTCCATAGGTGTAACTGACATCAGCGTCAATCTTGGCACTTAGATGAGGTACGTCTTCATCAGCCTGCACACGCAGCGTTATGATGCTGGCATTAAATTGACTGATGGCGGTCAAAAGGCTGGTCACTGACTGAGCAAGCTCCCCTGTAATATGCACCTCACGTTCTTGATCTAAGGCGTATTGCTGGTCAGGCTGGCGGCGTAAGCTGATTTTTGCATCCAACTCGTCTATTTTTTTGTTCTTATTGTTCAACAACTCATCTTTGGCAGCGGTGTCACTACGTGCGTCTTTAATTGCTTTTTTTAACTCACGGACACTCATGGTTTCGATATCGTCAAGGGTGATATCACCGATACTATCGCCATTGCTTAATGCTTCGATTTGATCATCATCAAGCGTTACCAGCTCTAACAATTTGCTTTGGCTGCCTACTTTGCTTAAAAGTGTTGGTGTTGATGCATTTGATATCTTGAGTACAGCTTGCATAAACTTTTGGGCTGTGCGCGTTTGAAATCCGAGCACTTCAAGTCGCGTTTGAAACTCGCCATGCGGGCACATCTCTTTAAGAATAAGTAAGCGTTTGCCCATCTCGACGCAGGCTTCAGCTGTGCGTTGCTGATAGAAGCGAATGCCATCTTCTAGTGTTCCAATAGTTAGGCTGCCCTCGTAGCCCAAGCTAGTCGCTAATCTAGCCGTAGAAATAGCAAGCTGATTGGTAGTAGTAACATTAGCGTCTTTATCTGGGGTAATGTCTTTCATAATGATTCCTTATGAGTTCTGAATGCGGTTATTAATCTCTGCTAAGCGGCTCGACATACGGTTATAGTCTGTCTGGTACGCTGTCGCTATCTGCAACATAGCAACTGATAACTGGTAACGTCCGTCATCACGCTTTTCTGCCATACCTTCGCTTACTAAGTCATCTAGATCACGGCAGATATTTGCAGCAGAGGTATCTATTGTTTTTGCTAATTCTGTCACGCTGATACCGCTGAAGGTCGCGCTACGCATCGCCTTTATAACTTTTAGCGCACGCTTGGTAGCATTAGCCATGACGATTATCTCCTTGAACAATCTGTTGCATATATAAGTCGCGGTCTAATTGGGCGCTGTACCATGCCCCGCCTAGTAAGATGCAGAGCGCTACTAAAACTATCTTGAGATAGTCACGCTTTGGCTTAGTGCGCTTGAGCGCAGCATGTCTAGCATCAGTCCCTAACCAGTCCTCTTCTTCTACAACGCCGTCGATGACTAAGTTGTTATGAAGCTTATTGAGTTGTGGTAAGCGCATAATAGATGCTGCTGCTTCAATGGTCTGCTGGGCACGGCGTAGCTCACGATGCAATTCACGTTGATCTAATTGCAATTCAGGCTGGTTTAAACGATGTAGCGTTGCACCTTTTTTAATCGATGAAATCACGCTGTCACCTCGCTGGTAGCTTTGGGGTCAATCTTTAAGCCCATTGCAACCTTTATAGCGTGGCCTTTGCCACGTGTGCCTTTGACCATGCCTGTGAGTACGCGTGAGCAATACTCAGGATCATAGCCACGAGCCTCTGCCCACTCTTTGTGAGTGATCCCCTGATCAATTAGGGACTTGCGGAATTGGTTGGCTGTGATTGGTGCTGCGTCATGTTTTGCCATGTGCTATCATCCTTTTATGGGTTATTAATGAAACAAAGTTGTATCAATCGATACGTATATAATAAGACAAATATGTCTGGTTATCAAGGGTTATTATGGACAAAAATGTCGGTTTTCGCCTAAAAGAGCAGAGAAATGATAAAAGTGTTACTCAAAAGGCAGTAGCTAAGGTGACAGATGTGTCTGAAAAGACTGTTAGTCGATGGGAAAGTGGCACACCTATACCCAGTGACAAGCTGACGCTTTTGTCTGATTTGGGTTTGAATGTCTTTTACATACTCACTGGTGATAAAGGCGAAACTTCACTTGTCGGCAAGATGGATACTTTTTCTACCAATGAGACTGAGCTGATAGATGATTTTCGTAAAATGGATGCTGATAAACAAGCTGCTATAATGCAAACTGCTAAGTTGTTCGCTAGTAACGGAAGAGTGGAAGTCACAAATACAGACTTTGACAACTCAAAAAATAAGGGCTATATCAATCAAGGTAATCATGATGGCGAGGTGAAATTTGGGAAGTAATTATGAACCTGAGAATCATGGCTATATTAATCAAGGCGATCATAAAGGGAATGTGTACTTTGGATTACGAGATGCACCACCTCAGAATCATCCTAACGCGATTAAATGCTTTCAGTGTCCTGAATACACGTGGCGTAAAACAGCGGATTGTGTCCACTGCGGTGCTGATATACAAAACTATCTAGAGTGTCAGAAAGTTAGACTTGAGATATATAGTGCTAATCATCAGATGAATCGGTTAGGGTGCGCAATACTCGTTACAGTTGCATTGATTGGACTGTCTATATGGTTTAATATTCTTTGGCTTACGGTAGTCAGTGTGATAGCTGGTGCTATTTTTTGTGGTGCTGTCAGTAAGCTAGAAGGTCATAAAAATAATCTTAGAGAAAAGCTGTACCAGCTGAGTTAGTAATAGAGGTAGTATGAAAAAATTAATATGCATTGGCATGATATTGGCAATGGCTGGGTGCAGCTCTGAGCCTCAAGTAAAAGACATAAATGATATGAAAGATGACTTGATCAGTGATTATCAAGTTAGTGATGTGTATATTGAGGGTGATCAGCATCTAATGATTGCTATGAGTTTGCCTGAGAATAATGATCTAGAACATGCTGCAAACGTAGGCTTCAACAGAATGGGAGATATGTTAAACCATGTGTTAGTCAGCTACCCCACGCTTGATGCTGAGGCTAAGCAAATATATGTGAGCTTTAACGCAAACCTAGTAGACACTCAAAATAATCCGTCAATAGAACCGATGTATGATGTGTATTTTGATGTTTCAGAATTGAAAAAATTAAATGTAGATAGTAGTTCTACTTTCTATGACTATCTACGCTATGCAAATATCAGTGTCAGGCAGCCTATGGGTCACAAAGTCATAGAGGCATGGTGCGCGGGAGATAATAATAAGCAAGACTTTGTAAATGTCTGCTTATAAAACCTAAAAGCGAATACGTATTCGCATTTGATATCACTACTCTTTTAAGGTTTCATGTATGAAAAATATAGGGTTGACATTACTGCCATTAATATTATTAGCGCTATCCACACCCGCGCTCGCTAAAGCTAAGTCATGTAAGGACTTCAAGACTCAGCAAGAGGCGCAAGTCTATTATGAGACTCGTAAAAAAGCTGGGCAGACTGGCTGGAAAAACTTAGACCGTGACAAGGATGGTCGTGCCTGTGACTGTAATAAAGGCGGTAACGGTAAGAGCTGCCCTAAGAACTAACAACTTTTAATTAGTCATAAAATAATAGAAGTGCGTACTTTAATACTGGAGAGGTAAATGCAAGCAAATATACTCGCTGCTAATGAAAGAATAATAGAAGCCGACTTTAAAGTTACTTATAATACTGAGTATCCTCCTAGCGTTAAAGACGTTATTAAAAGCCTGTCTAGTTTAGAGTACCTTATAAAAAAGGGTGCATTAGTGCTAGAGGCAGCCTACCCTGATATTAAAATAGTTAGTACTGAAGTTTACGTTCAAGATATTGAGGCTGGTAGTCTTTATGAATGGTTGAGAGTAACGTGTCTGACACGAGCGGTTGGCGAGGAAAATCTACAAAAATTAGAAGAGGTATTCAATGATATTCTTCAGGATGGCGGAAAAGTGAATAGCCTTGTGATGTTAGGTACAGGCGCATTTATTGGTGCTGGTATTATGGCAGGATCTTCTATGCTTGGTGATGCTGAGGTGCAACCTGTAAATAACTACAACACAGTTAATATTGTGAATGTGGCACAAGATGCAGGCATAACGGGTGAAGAGCTTGAGCATATTGTACAAGCAAACATGAACAAGAAAGTGGCTGCCAGTGCAGTAGATTTTGTGCAACCTGCAAAAGGTGAGAATGCGACAATTTCATTAGGTGATAATGATGCCCTAACTATACCAAGCGAAGTGGTAAAAAATGCTCCAACGGTGTCTAGTCTTGAACCGCCTGAAAGAAAAGAAGACGATTATAGCAATATTGATTTGTATGTTTATGCCAGTGACCAAGATAGCAATAGTCGTGGTTGGGCTGGCATAGCACCTGAGCTATTCGACAATCGAGTTAAATTTGAGTTAGGAGAAGATTTGGACTCATTTACTCTTCACAATGCAGGCAAAAAATTAAAAGCCGACATAACTCTTGTGAGAAAATATGACAAGAACAAACGGGCTTATGTACCTGAAAAAATAATTATACATAATACAACTACCTAACCCTTAATCAGTCATAAAATAATAAAAGCCCTATATTTTATAACCTGTTAGCAATCACAAGCTAACAGGTTTTTTTATGTCCGATAACAAACCAATGATGACCGATAAAGAGTTTTTTGATTGGTCTAAAATACAAATTCCTGATAACACTTTAACGCAAGATATAGTCGATGAAGTAAACAAAATACTGCGTCCTATCAACCCTGCTGACTTGCAAAAAGTCATTACTATCCTCGGTAACTCTAGCGCTGCACAAGCGGGTGCAGGTGTTAGCAGTTCGCTACCTGTATTGACTCGTGCTGACATCGTAGCCTCTGCCAAAGGTATAAGCGTAGAAGCTGCTGCCTTAAAATCGGTCATTGATGTTGAATGTCCAAAGCCTGGGTTTGGCGCGGACGGTCTTCCTACAATCTTGTTTGAGCCACATAAGATGTGGAAGTACTTGACCCTTGCAAACTTCATCACTAAACGCGATCAGCTGCAAGCGCTGTTCCCTGATATGTGCAATCAAACGTGGGATAAGTCGTTGTACAACGTGCGAACACAACACGAAAAGTTAGCGGTATGTAAGGTTTTGCACTGGGATGCAGCTCATATGTCATGCTCTTGGGGCAAAGGACAAGTCATGGGCTTTAACTGGCAAGACCTAAAGTATCCTTCTCTCAAAGCATTCATTGATGCTATGCACACATCGGAGGCTGCGCAGATAGATGCTATGTGCCGATTCATTAAGGTCAATGGTTTAGTTGATGAGCTACAACGCAACGATTGGGCTGGCTTTGCCTATCGCTATAACGGCGAAGGTTATAAAGCGAATCAGTACGATATTAGACTCGCAGCTGCCTATAAAAAAGCGAAACGGGAGGGATGGTGATGGTGCAAACCTCTAATAATGCTGATCTAAAGCTTCAACCTGCTACTGACAATCCAATGCCTACGCCGTCTGAGCCTAAGCACTGGTATGAATCAAAAACCATCTGGTTCAATCTCATCATTACTGCTATGACCTTGGCTACTGCCGCCACGCCTAGCCTTGAGCAATACATGAATGCAGAGGTATACGGTGTCATCGCCACAGGAGTCGCCTTTATCAATGCTGTGCTACGACTAGTCACAGGTCAGCCAATCAAAGGCGGTGGCAATGGGTGACATTATAGATAAAGCGAATAAGGTCGCTGATGTCTATCTTAATGCAGCGCTGTCGCATATCAAGATAGAGACAGCTAACAACGTCACTAACTGTATTGACTGCGGCGATCCTATAGGCGCGGCGCGTAAACATGCTGCACCATACGCCATGCACTGCTTGGAGTGTCAAGGATATAACGATAAGGATAAACGATGATATTAGAACTAGAGGCTTATCAAGCAATCGGTATAGCGTTGACTATCGGCGGCTCGATATGGGGTGCTGGCAAAGCGTTCTTTGCACGGTTTGATAGCGCATTACGTGAGCGTGATGATTCGTTAGAAAACGCTATTAGTAACGTATCCATACAAGTGCAGCAACAAACCAACGAAGTGCGACAAATCGAAAGAGATTTTTTGATACTCAAGGCTGAGTTGCCTGAAAAATACCTAACACGCATGGACTTCAACCGTACCTTTACGGTGATTGATGCCAAGCTTGACCGACTATATGAGCTGAGTAATCAGAAAAAATAAGGATTGAACATGCCTATCGATATTGAAAAAAGCCGCCGTGAGGGTATGCGCTGGTATCTGCTAGTCTCTATGCACCGTGTAGAGCCAACTGGCTGTGGTGATGTGATGCTAAAAACTATCATGGATGATATCTATAACGATGTATCGCCAAACGAGTTGCACCAACAGCTTAGCTACTTGGAAAAGCGCAAGATGGTAGAGCTAACTAAGCATCCTGATGGGCACTGGCATGGACGCTGTACGGCATTGGGTATCGATGTGGTTGACTATACCGTGGACTGCCGCGCTGGTATCGCTCGCCCCACTAAATACTGGAGCTAAGCTATGGCACGTGAAACGGCAATAGATCAGTTGCAACCTGAGCACAAGCATCAGCTAGATGACAAGCTGTTTGACAATGGGTTTAACGGCTATCAAGACCTAGCAGGATGGCTACAAAAACTTGGTTATGAGATCAGTAAATCTAGTGTCCATCGCTATGGTAAAAAGTTAGAAGGTAAGCTGGCCGCTGCCAAAATCGCCACTGATATGGCGATACACTTCGCTGATAACGCGGCTGATGATACAGGTGCGCTGTCCAACGCGACAATTACCCTCATGCAAACTGAGGCTTTTAATGCGCTAGTAGCGTTAAAGGATCTAGAGATCGATCAGCCACCTGAAGAGCGTCTGCTATTACTTGCCAAAATTAGTAAGTCCATGGCTGAGCTGACTCGCGCTAACATTACTCAAAAGAAATGGGAAACGGAAGTCAAAACCCGTGCTCGAGCGGAGCTGCTTGCAGAACAAGCTGAAAAGCTTGAGGAACATGCACAAGCTGGTGGATTGGGCGCTGAGCAAGTGGACTTTTGGCGTCGTGAGTTCCTCGGTGTCAAAACGGCTAGCAAAAAAGGAAACTAACCCGTGACGGACAGTAAGATAAAAGCATTTGCCTCTAGTGCTGCCAACTCAGGTGCTAAGCTATTCAATACGCTCAAGTCTGCACACGATACTAAGCGTATCGTCGAGTGGGAGGAGCTGCCACAGTCTGTCCGTGATATCCCTGAAGCGTTTAATCCGATGGCTGATGGTCTGCTGATGAGTCATCAGTCAGATACTATCGCGCTGTCGCATGAGTACGATATTTTAGTCGTTGAAAAAGGACGGCGTACTGGTATCACGTTCGGTATGGCGCTCGATAAGTCGCTAGTGGCAGCAAGTCAACGACATGCCGGTGGTGACAATGTCTACTACGTCGGTGATACCAAAGAAAAGGGTCTGGAGTTCGTCGGCTACTGCGCTAAATTCCTGCGCACTATCGCGGTCGCTCAAGGACAAGGTGTTAGTGGTATTGAAGAGTTCTTATTTGAAGATCAAGACGAGCACGGCAAGACTAAATATATTACCAGCTGGCGCATACGTCTAGCCAGTGGCTTTCAGATCGTCGCGCTATCCTCTCGCCCTGAAAACATCCGTGGTCTGCAGGGGCATGTGGTAATCGATGAAGCGGCGTTTCATAGAAATGTGCAGGCGGTACTTGATGCGGCAACTGCTCTGCTCATCTGGGGCAGTCGTATCGTTATCATCAGCACTCACAATGGCACGACTAACGCCTTTAACCAGCTCATAAAAGAAGTCAATAGCGGCGTCTATGAGGATACGGCTGTCGTCTATAAAGTGACTTTCGATGATGCTGTCGCCAATGGTCTATATGAGCGCGTCTGTCTGATCAAAGGTGAGCTGCCAACAAGCGAAGGTAAAGAGAAGTGGTATAAAAAGATTCGTCGTGGCTATGGTAGTCGCAAGACGCAGATGCGTGAAGAGCTGGATGCTATCGCACGTGATGGTAATAGTACCAGTCTACCTACCGTATGGATTGAAAGTGCATCCGTGCAGGGTCGCCCAGTACTGCGTCTCATTCTACCTGAAAACTTCGTCGAAAAGAGCATCGCGGAGCGTGAAGATCATGTCAACGCGTGGATAACCGTCCATATAGAGCCGCTACTGGCAGCGCTTGATCCGCGTATCCCGTGGTATTTCGGGCAAGATTATGCGCGACATCGTGACTTTAGTATTATCAATCCGCTCGGAATAGAGCAGAACTTGCAACGCACTGTGCCGTTCGTGATTGAGATGCAAAAAGTACCCGCTAAGCAGCAGCTGCAGATACTGTTTGCCGTTATTAATGGTCTACCTAACTTCGTTGGCGGTGCGATGGATGCGACAGGTACTGGTGAAACTGTGGCTGAACTGACCGCTGATGAGTTCGGTCACTCACGCATTATGCAGGTCAAGATTACGCAGTCTTGGTATGGCGAGTATATGCCAAAGATGACGGGGCTGTTTGAAGACGGGATGATCACGATGCCTGCTGATAGCAATCTGACGCAAGATTTGCGTCAGATTGAGGAGGTCAATGGTATTCCTATGATCAGTCCCCTGCGTCGTAAAGATTTGAAAGACCCTGATGTGGTGCGTCATGGCGACTTTGCGCCCTCATTATGTCTATCAAACTGCGCCTATCTCAATATGAAAAACGGCAAGCTGACGGTGAATAGCCGTCCTGCAGTGCAAGATAAAAATATTCAGCAAGGCATCGGAATCCGCCAGCGATTTAACAGTATTATTCGAGGGTATTAAATGACAACAGTAATCGAAACTGCAACACAGAGTCTATCCACTGAGATCGCAAGCCGCGCTCAAGCAACTGCCTATGGGTCATTCGATATCGGCGGTATTATGATGTCACTACCTAACCCTGATGCGGTGCTGAAAAAGCTCGGGCGTGATGTCGAGGTGTACCGCGATATTCTTAACGACCCTGCTATCAAGGGCGCGGTCAGACGTCGGCGCTCATCAGTAGTTAGTCTTGAGTATGGACTTGAACAAGGCGATGCCTCAGATAAAGTCATGAGCTTATGTCAGCAAATACTAGCAAATGTAAAGCTACGATCGTTAATACGCGAGCTTCACGATGCATCGTTGTATGGCTATAGCCCAGCTGAGATCTATTGGACAAAAAGTGCCAGTAAGGTGGGCACATACTGGCTGCCTGAGCGAGTGCTTGGCAAACCACCCGAATGGTTCAGCTTCGACTATGAGAATCAGCTATGCTTTCGTAAGCTTGGCAATATCACAGGGGATGCTGTCCCTGATATGAAGTTCATTATGGCGCGTAACGATGCGACCTTTGCTAATCCGTATGGGGTCGCTGATCTAGCGGCAGTGTATTGGTCGGCGGTATTTCGTAAAGGCGGACTTAAATTTTGGCTACGCTTTGCGGATAAGTACGGACAAGCATTCATCGTCGGTAAGCATCCACGCGGAACACCTGAGAGTGAGGTCAATCTGATAATGGATAGCTTAGAGACGCTGTCGCAAGATGGTGTCGCGGCAATCCCTAATGATGGCTCCGTTGAGATTATGGAAGCGGCGGGCAAAGGCGCGACAGCGGATATGTTTGAGCGTCTACTTAAATACTGTCGGAGTGAAATCAATATCGCACTGCTCGGTCAAGACCAATCGACGGACTCCTCTAGTACGAATGCGTCGGCGCAAGCAGGGCTTGAGGTCACAGATGATATCCGCGACGCTGATGGAGAAATGATAAGCGAAGCTATCAATGAGCTGCTGCGTTATGCCGTACAGATCAATATCGGTGATAATGAGGTCATGCCAATCTGGTCGATGTGGTCAGATGAAGATATTACTGAAGCACTGGCTGGACGCGATGAGAAACTACAAAAAGCGGGCGCACGTCTGACTAAGCAGTACTTTATGCGAGCGTATAAATTGGCTGATGATGAGGTAGAGGTTGATGCTGTACTGGGTGCAACCAGTCGCACGCGGGTGAATGAATCTGATGGCACTGCTTCTCAAGTATCAGGCGTTAAAGCTGACTTTAGTGAGCAAGAATTTGAACCATTGCGTCTCGACTATGCTGATGCGAACATTGATAAGATTACCGCTGCTAGTCAGCAATATGTTAATGACTGGCTAAATCGTTTGCAATTGCTAGTAAATAGCGCCCCTAGTATGGAGGCATTGCCTGATATGATTGCGGCTGAGTTCGACAACCTACCCACCGAGCAGCTCGTCGATGTGATTGAGATGGGGCTTATGGCGGCGACACTAGCGGGACGTACTGAGGTGCAAGCGGAGGCTGATCTGTGAATGAGCTACCCAAAGTACAAGCTGCATTCGGGCTTAAGTTCCAGTCGCAGATAGATTTCTTTAAGCAAAAAGTGCGGCTGCCAACACAGAGCTATAAAGACATATCGGCAATCCAACACGACAAAGCCTTTGTGGTGGCTGGTGCTATGAAAGCAGATTTACTGCGAGACTTACAAAGTGCGGTAGGTCGTGCGATCGAAGATGGTGAAAGCCTTGGTGCGTTTCGGAAGCGTTTTGCGTCTATTGTAGAGAAACGAGGCTGGAAGGACTACACGGGAAGTGATAGCACAGTTGGTCGCGCTTGGCGTACTCGGGTTATCTATCTAACCAATATGCGTACCAGCCATGCTGCTGGCCGCTGGCAACAGATGACCACGCCAGAAATGATGAAAGCCCGTCCATACTGGCAGTATCGTCATGTGACACGAGACAATCCACGCCTGTATCATCAACGCCTTAACAACAAAGTTCTAAAAGCAGATGATGCGTGGTGGCAAGTCAACTATCCGCCAAACGGCTATGGTTGCAACTGCTACACCCGTACGCTCAGCCAAGCTGATATGAATCGGCTGGGTCTGTCAGTTGCTAACACTCCTGATATAGACGGCTATACTCAAGTCGGCTGGGAGCATGCTGCAGGATCTACATGGCAACCAAACATTGATAAGTACAGCTTTGTGATTGCAAAGTCTATGGTGGCATCAAGTATGGCTGATGGTGTATTTGAACGTTGGATTGGGCGCATGCAAACACAAAAGGATGAGCTCAAAGCCAGTGGCAATTATGTAGGATCAGGGTTAGATAAAAACAGACTGATACGCGCACAAGATACTGGTGAAGATTTTGTAGTAGCCGTACTTAGTAATGAGCAACGTGAACTATTGGGCGTTCAAACGCAGACTGTGCGCTTAAGTGAGTATGATGCGCTCAAGCAAGCGATAAGCCGAGAAGGCAACCGTGGTTTTGATGCCTCAAGCTATCAAAAAGTGCAGCGAGTCATCGACGATGCATCGCTTATTGTGCGTCAAATTCACAAGCCTACAGGGGAGCTATCGAAGCGAACACTATGGGTTGAAGGGTTTATGAAAGATAAGAAATCAAGATATAGTGCAGTACTGCATCAGACACAAGATGGCAGTGAAATCTATTTGAAATCATATCGTCTGGATAGTACTAAAGATGCTGCTATTAAAAAACGCGGTGAGGTATTGCTTGAGAGGTAATGCAGAAATGAGGGGCTTAGCAGGACGCTCCCTGAGTCCTCAAGCCAATCACTGAAACCTTAAGATTAACAAGGATGCTAATAGTGGTTAGTGGCGGGAGGGAGACTCACCGCAGTTGTGGGCTAAGTGTATTTATTATAACGTGATAATAAGTGGATAACAATGGTTATAGCTGATGTAGAAGGTATGGAGCAAATCACTGCTCAACTGCTGCGTATACTAGAGCGTACGGGCGATCTGTCGCCTTTGATGGAACAGATGGGTGAGCACATGATCAATAGTACCCACGATAACTTTGAAACCTCAACGTCACCCGATGGTACACGCTGGGAGTCCAATAGCGCAGTAACACTGGCGGCTATGCTTGGTAAATCACATACTAATAAAAGCGGGCGACTCAACAGACGCGGTGCTAATAAAATAATGAGTAAGCGTCCGCTAATTGCAAACAATACGTTGATGCAATCTATCCATTATGAGGCAGCTAGTGATAGCGTGACGATAGGCACGAATATGGTCTACGGCGCGATGATGCACTTTGGCGGTAGTAAGGCAGATTACCCGTATCTGTGGGGCGATATCCCCGCTCGCAATTATCTGGGTGCAAGCGAAGAGGATGTAGATATACTTATGAATATGGCGACGGAGTATCTAATTAATAACTGATATTAATTATCTAACACGTTCGTACACAAGGTCATCAACATAAAACTTATCTACTGTGCCATCTTCTAACAATTCTTTTCTAACAGCCATGATCTGTTGAATCTTTTTAGAGTCGCTAGGCATTTTGGGTTGATCATATTCTGATGTGTCAGTAAGTGATTCAACTAGTTCGGCAGAATCCCAGTCAAGACCACTTTCGCCTAAAACTCTAGTACCTTCGTCTTGAAATACCTCATCATTGTTTATGACTTCTTGAACAGCAGCGTCACGAGGGGCTTTGCTTATGACGACCTTTATAGCTGCAAATTCAGCTACGGCTTCTCTACTTAGTTTTGACATGGCTATACCTTTTAATTAATGAACGGACTTATTGATGTGTGTACTAAGATATAAAAGTTCAAGTCTAGTATCATTCATATCTTCGATTTAGGCGTATTTAATGCCTTTAAGTGGCGGATAGGTATGATTGGCTATCAAGGGCGTTTATAAACGTTTATAAACGCCTTTTACCCGTCGTAATAGAACAAGATCTAAGTAGCATTAGCATCTTTTCATTTCAATCTGATTGGAGTCATATTGAACTTCAAAATTATAATGGTCTGAATTTGCTCCAATACGTCGAGAGTCATAGAAGATATTTAATTTAAGTTCAGATAGTAAGTTTGCAATCAGTCTTTCTGTTTCTCTCTTATATGGCGCGATTCCTGAAAGATCAATCCAGTTTTGCTGACTAAAATGTTTTAAACAAGTTGATATATCGGTTCTGCTATAAATATTAATAAAACAATTATTATTTCTATGAATTATAGATGCTGTGAACACAATATTATCTGCTAAATAGGCTACAGTGATATTATCAATTGCTAAATAGGGATTAAAAGAAACCTCGACATCAGTGACATTAGCCGCACCACGCTTATTATCAATAAGTATTTCAATATCAAAATTACCATGCATAGCAACACTATTTAGTATCTCGTCTAGATTTGAGGATATGGTAAATTTAGGTTTATTGTCTTCAATCTCTTTTTGTTCATTTTGGTATCTTTGTTCAGCAATTTGAAGCTGTTTTTCTACTGCTTGGGATTGTTCTAAAGAGCGTTTATTCTGATCGTCTAACCCTGATTTTTGAATTAATATACTTGCAAAAAATAGTATCGTACTAATGGGAGCAAATATACCCACGATATAACTACCAATTGTAGCAAAGTCAGTATTACCAGAGCCTTTGACACTAAAAGTAAAGAATAGACAAAATAGTAGCCACGCTATTGTGAAGAACACGGCTATTTTAATTGCTGTGTTGTTATCATTCATCCTCGCCACCCGCGCTTGTCAGCAAATACCCAAGTGACGACACCTATCACTATAAAATATTCAGGATGCTCAACGACCAAATCTTTGTGGTTATCACTATGGGCAATGAGCGTAATGCCGTAATCATCAATGACCATCTCTTTAATTAAAGTCTCATTAAAATATGAGGCGGCAACTAGCTGCCCTGACTTGGCCTCTAACTGGCGATCTACTAGCAAATAGTCGCCATCATCGATACCCGCATCGACCATTGACTCACCGCCAGCTTGGTAAAGGAAGGTCTCAGTTGGATGCTGCAAGCATAGCGTATTAAGATCTATCATCTTAATATCATCGGCTGTGGATGTGGGACTACCCGCCGATAGTTTATGCAAAAACTGTGGCAAGTTGGCATGAGTTTTGGCGTCTAAGACGCCTATTAAAGTCGCATTGGCTTTATGATCTTGCGACGGCATAGCACTAGTTTGCATGTTAAAACCTCCTTAATTATATCAAGTTGTGCCTCATTGAGCTTTTAGCATCCGCTAACCCTAAGGACAATTCAAGAGATACGCGTAAATTACACGACAGGTAATGACGTTTCATTTTATCAATACAACCTCGCTATTCCTTAATCCACCATAAAATTATCAAGCTAATCAGCTCGTTACTATGTGTCATAAATGCACTATTGGTGACACTGTTCTATGAAACGCATCCACATCTTTAAAACGGGTACACATACTGATAGCCACGGTCAAACGCTGACCTTTGGTGAATCTGATCTCGCTGCTGCTATCGCTGCCTATGATCCTAGTCTGCATCAAGCACCTATTGTGGTTGGACATCCAACAACAGAAGCGCCCGCATACGGCTGGGTGCAATCTCTTACAAGTGACAATGGCAATTTATTTGCAACTCCCGAACAAGTTAATGCTGAGTTTAGCGAACAAGTCGCGGCTGGCAGTTATAAGAAAGTATCTGCTTCATTCTATCCGCCTAATAGCCCTACTAATCCTGTCAAAGGCTCTTACTATTTACGTCATGTAGGGTTTTTAGGTGCAGAGCCACCAGCCATAAAAGGCTTGCAACCGATCGAATTCAATGAAGATGCCGACGTTGTCACGCTAACGGTAGATTTTGCTGAAGCTAAGAAGTCTGCCTTTGAAAGTTTTGTCTCGGCTATGCAAACGCTGTTTTTTGGTGAGAGCAATACGACAGAGACTACCACTCATGATCAAAATCTTAACACTGATACTCAAAAGGATGACCCTATGTCTGACCCTACTATTCCACCAGTACCGCCTGTTCCAGCCACGCCACCAGCCGTACCCGCAGCAGCGACAGCCAATACTACAGATAAAGATGCTCAAATCGCGGCACTACAAGCGCAACTGGATGCTAAGACGCAAGCGGAATCGTCTGCCAAAACTCAAGCATCTGAAAAAGAAAACGCTGACTTTGCAGAAAGCCTAGTCAGCGATGGCAAAGTATCTCCCGCTAGCAAAACTATGGTGACGGCTATCTTAGATGCGCTGGATCGTGACAGTGGCAATAGCCCTGTTGACTTCGGTGAAGGCGATGCTAAGCAGCCGCTCAAACAAGCGGTAAAGGAGACACTTACCAAAGCAGATGCGTCTACGTTCGCGCATTTATTTAGTGAGGCTGCATCTGTTCCTGCTCATGGCAAAGTTGGCTTTGATGCGCCATCAGGTACGGCTGTCGACAGTGACCGTCTTGCTTTACATCAGCAAGCAGTAACCTACGCTGAGGCACATAAAGTGGACTACAGCACTGCCATTATAGCAATCGGTGGTTAGCCTGCATTGGCACTGCTCGCAATTGGATGGCTAAAAACTTTAATTAATAGGAATACGACGATGGATAACATGGATAAAAGCGTACAACACATCAACGTGCTATCGCTGCCAGTCACTGTACAGCAGGATACAGTAAAAGGCACGTGGGTCGATGTGATGGGTCTAACCATCAGTGCCAACGCCTTACCGCTTGGCGTCACTGAACATGATGCTAATGCAGGTGAAATGGTGGCAGTCACGGTGATGGGTACGGCTAGTGTGAATATGGTCGGTATCGCAAATACGGCGGTGCTACGAGGAGACGCTATCTGCTATGAGACAGGTGCGATGACTATTAAGCCATCAAGCGAAGCTGTAGCTGTACCTAATACAGTGCGCGGCATCATGCTCTATGACGCCGCGGCAACTGGTCATGCTGAGGTACTACTGCGCTAAGTGCTCGCAGCGCTTTATCTAACCATTAGTCATACAAACGTCATCAAACTAAATAATTAAAAGGCAAATGTCATGATCACAATCATTGTAGATCCTATTCTCACTCAAGTGCTACAAGGCTACGGCGTAGCTACTAACGTCGGTCACGTACTGTTCCCACGTGTGCCTGTGCAAACGACTGGCGGCAAGGTCATTATGTTCACCGACCGTGACTTTCGCATCTATCACACGGCGCGTGCACCAGGATCTAATACTAAGCGTATCGATGTCGGCTACGCGGGCGTGGATTATGTGCTTGAAAATCATAGCTTAGAAGGTGTGTTACCACGTGAAAAGTTGCGTGATGCTAATGCGACTGCACCAAGTATCAAGATCGAACAACGCACCGTGCGTAAACCGTGGAACGCTTTGATGCTTGAGCTTGAAGTGCAACAAGCACTAACCGCGCGTAAGCCTGAAAGCTACGCTGCTAGTAATAAGAAAGTACTCTCTGGTACTAGCCAATGGACAGACCCTGATAGCGATCCTATCGGTGATGTCGATGCGGGTCGTGACGTCATTCGTGCGTCTTGTGCCGTCGAACCTAATCGTTTAGTACTTGGTCCTGCAGCATTCACTGCGCTCAAAAATCATCCTAAAATCCGTGCACGTCTAACCATCACGGCTGATGGTAAATCGGTCTCTGCTGAAATGTTGGCTGATTTATTTGATCTGGATGAAGTGGTCGTGGGTCGTGCCTTGTACTTCGATGATGTGTTAGGCGATACCGTCGATGCATGGGGTAATGATGCGATCTTGGCTTATACACCAAGCGAGGCTGAGCTAGATATGGAGATGCCAGCATACGGTTATACCTACGAGATGGAAGGTCATCCATACGTCGAGCAAAAATATTATGACGATAACAAGAAAAGCTGGATCTATCCCGTGACGCATGAGCGTAAGCCAATCATCGCAGGTATCAGTGCAGGCTTCTTGTTTAAAAACGTCGCCTAGTAGCATCTAGGTAGCCTATCAATAAGTCGCGTTGCCAGACGCAGCGCCACTTATTTAAAACCATTTTATTAAGGATAGAGATATGAAACAGACTCAACGTTTACGCACAGGATTGAATACTATCGTCGTTGCGATGATGGCGATCAGCCATAACCGCATCGACTACCCAGCTGGTAGCGTGTTAGAAGTGTCCGCTCAAGATGTAACGTTTTTGCGGATGAGTGGCGCGGTACGAGAGCCTAGCTCTGATGAGCTAAAAGCGTATGAAGAGCGTCAGACGCTAGCGACAGTCACCGCCACTACACCTGATAATACTGAGCATGCAGGACTACAGCCGCAGCCACCTAGTGATAGTGAACCTGATACATCAGTTATCAATGCACCTAAACCGCCAACAACTGAGGCGCACCATACCACGCCGCCAGTCAATGAAGTACAGACTATCGGTCTGCCAGTTGAGCATGAAGCTGTAATCGAAGCGCCGCAGCCTGAGCCAGTAGCGGCTGTTGAGGCAGTCAAAGCTGTCGAGCCTGAAATTGTTGAAGCCGTCGAAGTGGCTGAATCAGTCAAAAATCCATACGATGGCTGGCTCAAAAAAGATCTAAACGCTGAGCTGGATGGTCGCGATATTGAGCATGATGCCACTGCTCGCAACGATGAGCTTGAAGCGTTGTTATTGGCTGATGATGCCAAACAAGTACAGGCTGCCGAGTAATGAGTTATATCAGCGCTACTGACCAAAAGACACTCGTACCAGATCGCGTCATGACTGAGCTGACTGATGACGATGCCGACGGTATCGCTGATGTCGTCGTTATTGAAACGGTCATTATGGAAGCTTGCGAAACTGTCGACGGATATCTACGCGGGCGCTATCAATTACCCTTTCGCACTACGCCGACGGTCATCTCATCAATCGCTAAACAGATCGCTCGCTATAAGTTATATGAGCGTCGCCCTGAAGGGTTTGAGCTGCCAGAAACCGTGCGCAATGGATATACAGACGCACTCAAAGATTTGGTTAAAATCCAAAATGGGACAATCACGCTTGGTGTTCCTGAAGGGAATCTGATGGCAGGCAAGCAAGTTGTAGATGATGGTGAGTTTCGGGTACACGTGCGACCTAGTCGCAATAAACAGGCGACCTTTAGTAAAGACTTGCTCGATCAATACTAGGTAAAAGGATCAGTTAATGGGACTACCAGAACACAGCCTAACCACAACCCTTAGCCAGTCTATTGTAGATCAGCTAAGCGATACGGTGGGCAATGAGCTGGCCGTCGAGTTCTATCCTGAGAAGCCTGCTAACTATCGACTCAATCATGCAAACGGCGCGTTACTGGTTAATTATGGCAAGTCAAACTATCCAAAGCACAACGATACCTATGCAGTAGTACGGCCTCGCACAATGATGCTCACTATTACTATCGTAAGTCGTGGTCTATATGATCGCTATGGGGCTGTGCCATTGGTCGACTGGGTACTGGCAATGCTGTCAGGATTTACACCTACTCATTGTGATCAGCCGCTGTCGCCTGTGCGTGATTATTTTATCCAGCACCAGTCGGGACTGTGGTATTACGGGGTGGATTTTGAGACGGAAGCAGTGCTTGTGCAAACTCTACCAATCAATGAATTCTAGAAGGATAACGAGATGGCAAATTATGAATATCTAGGCTGTGTGACGGGTGTTACTGAAAGTGGCGTGACGCAATTAATCCAACCTACTGAGACACCAATGCCTGTCACTCGCCCGACAAATGCGTATACCGAGCGTTTGGTTGGTGTGGGCTTGTTGGTTGGTATGAAGGGTGGTTCTGGCGTGAGTTATATCAATCTAGCGCTTCCACTTCCTGATGGTCGTATCGGCGGTTTAACTTAATCACTAATTATAAGGATTTATCATGGCTATATCATCATGCCTTAAAATGCAATTAAACAACGATCCCATTAATATCAATAAATTTACTGACAGTGGTTTTCAGTTTGCTATCGATGCGGTCGCAGGCAGCAAAATCGATGATCTCAAAGCTTTTAGTCATCTTAGTTTGTTTTTTAATGGATTCACCGAATGGTATTACGTAACTCCACCCCTGTTCCCGCCAGAGTTCGATGTTTTTATAGGGACAATTATTGAAAGTGATAAGTTGCTGGGCCACCCTGATACCAGTCTTAGTTTGGCATGTTTTACAGAGCAGACACTAAAAGATGAGATTGCAAATAAAGTACCTACGGTAGGTGGGTTGAATGTTATGCCACTAACAGAATGGTTCGACCTAATACAAAACACTGATATTGCAGATCTTAATACTGTGATATCTGCAAATGCACCTAATGCGGATACTGATATAAGTATTATTACCCAACCTTCAACACTTAAAATAATGCGTTGCACACAAGCAGAAATTGATGGGTTGTATGAGCCTGACTTCCCCCCTTATGTTGATGCTTTTGATATCGTCAAATCTTGCTTGGCAAATAATATAGCGGTGCTTAATAGCAAGGGGCTAGCGCCTGCGGTTTATCACTCAGATGGTGATTATATTGAGTTTACAGCTGCCGCTTGTGCCATGCAAATAACTCAGCCTTTAGATTTGCCGCGTTGACACTAAAAAGCAAAGGCTTTAAAGGTAATAAGACAGATCCGCTGCCACTATTCTCATAATCATCATGGAGTTTACTATGACCCAATTCTTACACGGTACTGAGACCATCGATGTCTCAAAAGGTACAACGCAAGTGCGCGAGGTACGATCTGGCATCATTGGTCTGGTCGGTACTGCGCCGGCAGGCGATGTGAATACAATCACTATCTGTCTGTCATCAACTGACGATGCGCAGTTCGGCGCAGTGACTAGCAACCACACTATCCCAGCGTCGCTAAAGAGCTTGCGTGAGCAAGGGTGCGGTATGGTCATGGTGATCAATGTTGGCAGTAATACCAATACTATCGATGTGGCTGATATCATCGGTACGACAACGTCTGAGGGCGCTCGTACGGGCATTCAGCTATTCGGTGACGGTTATGGTATCTACGGCTATGATGCGAAGATTTTGATCGCACCAGGGTTTAGCAGTGTACCTGCTGTGGCTGGTGCTCTGGACGTGATGGCTGCTAAAATTAAAGCGGTCAGTTATATCGATCTACCGCTTGGCTTTAAGCCAACTGAAGCGGTAATGAGTCGCGGTAGTGTTGCACCACTTGGTGTTGAGGTCTATCAAACACAATCAAAGCGCATACGTATCTGTTACCCACATCGTAAAGTGTTTGATCCAGTCACCAGCGGCGTCAAGCTTGAGCCGTCGTCTATCGCATGGGCAGGTGTCCGCGCTCGAGTAGATCGTGAGGTCGGCTATTGGACAAGTTCGTCGAATAAAGAGATACGCGGGACGTTGGGACTTGAGCGGGTGATTTCGGCGCGTATCGATGACCCTGATACGGAGACGAACTTACTCAATGAGGCAGGCATCTCTACGATGTTTAAATCATTTGGTACCAGCTTCCTCACATGGGGCAATCGCACGGCTGCATTCCCTGTCATCAATGACTATGAAAACTTTGAGCAAGTACAGCGTACCAAAGACAATATCGAAGTGAGTATTCATCAATCAAGCTTGCCGTTCGTCGATAGTGATATCAGACAGCCGCAGATCGATGCTATCGTTGGGTTCGTCGATGAGTACTTGCGAGTGCTCATTATGCGTGGCGCTATCGTGGGTGGTCAGGCTTACTTTGACCCTGCACGTAACCCTATCAGCCAAGTATCACAAGGTCAAATCCGCGTCGGCTACAAATTTACGCCGATATTCCCAATGGAACGTATCACCTATGAGCGCGAAGTTACGGGTGAATATCTGCTTGATCTTAAGTCCGTCAATATGGGAGGCATCTAATGTCCAATAACGGTATCGAAATTCATAAAATCACCCAAGCAGTGCTCTATCTTGATGGTAAGTCAATGCTGGGTAAAGCTGAAACAGTAGATCTGCCTGAGCTTAAATTTATGTTTGAAGAGTTCAAGGCGCTAGGCATGATCGGCGAAATTGAACTACCAACGAACGCGGTGGACAAACTGGAAGGCAAGATCAAGATGAACAGCTTGTATGGTGATGTTGCCCGTCAGCTAACGCCTTTTAGATACAAGCAGATTCAGGCGCGATCTAGTGTCAGTGTGCATAATAGTATGGGGCGTGCCAGTGAGCTGCCACTGGTTACGTTTATGACGGTCGCTGTAAAGAACATGCCGTTAGGTAAGTTCGGTGATAAAAAGAACGTCGACTTTGAATATGATTTGACCTGTATCTATGTCAAGCAGGTGCTCGACGGTGTGGATATCGTTGAGTATGATGCGATGGCAAATATCTTTAAGATCGGCGGTGAGGACATGCTCGCAGACTACCGCTCCAACGTAATGTAAGCCGCGTTATTCCTTAATCAATCATAAAATTAAGCAAGCGATTATCTGTTTATCCTAGCCTTAATGTTGCATCGCGACATTAAGGTTTTTTTGTGTTTTTAAATTAACAATACAACTCTTAGGATACAGATCATGACTACAGCTAAAGAAGCGACTACTAAACCTAATCCGCCTATTAAACTTAAGCATCCATATACCACTGCTGCTGGCGCGCCTATCAATCAGGTAAATGTTCGCGGTATCAACGTGCGTGAAATGAAACAGGCACAGCGACGCGGCGGTACAGATGAGGCTGAAACTGAAACGGCTATGGTAGCGGTGTCCTGTGATTTGGTCATGGAGGACTTGGATGATATGCACATGATTGACTATCAAGCGGTGCGGGCGCGATTTTCTAGCCTTAACTTCGGTGGTACCGATGGATCAATGGCAGAGTCTACAGGGTCTGCTGGCTAAGTGGTTCCACATCCAACCTGGTGAGATCAATGAGATGCTCATTGATGACTTCATGGTTTGGATCGATGAGGCCAATGCTCAAATAGAGTCGCAAAATAAGCAGTCAAAATAGGTTGTAAGTATGGCAAATATGTCGCTCATGATGCGTATCGGTGCGGTGGTAGATGGTGCACTTGACCGTGCGCTTGGCGGTGTCAATCGAGATATGAATCGATTAGATACCACCACTACGCAGCTCACTGCTCGTCAACAGCGCTTAGGTGCTGTCATGGCGCGTGCGATGCAGCGACCCAATGCGGATCTAGGTCGCTTGCGGCAAAACTATGATCGTATTACCCGTGCTATTGAAGAGACCCGACGGGCGCAAGAACGTCTTAACCGTTCCATTGAGCGCGGCGCTCGTATAGGCAACCTGCGAGATACGGCTGGTGGCAATTTAGCAACCAGTACGGCTCAGCTGACTGCGTTTGCGCTACCTGTGGGTGCTGTTATAAAACAGGCGGCTGAGTTTCAAGACCAGCTTACTGATTTGGCAATCACGGGTGGCTGGTCAGCGGCAGAGCAAGTCCGTATTGGTGAGACGGTACGAGGTACGGCACTCGAGTATAATCAGACACTAACCGATATAAATTCAGGGCTTGGTACGCTGGTCGCAGGTGGTATCGGTAGTGCAAAAGAGCTTGAAATGTTCGCGCCTAAGATGACGCGCATTGCGACCGCTTGGCGCACCTCGTTTGAGGATGTGGGCAATACGGCTCTGGCACTACAAAATAACTTAGGTGTTACGGCTGAAGGCTTTGATCGGTCGATGAATATGCTTGGCTATGCGGGCAAAGCGGGTCAGTTTGAAGCGCGCGATATGGCCAAGTGGCTGCCGAGTCTTACACCGTTTTATCAATCATTAGGTATTCAGGGCGAGGAAGCCGTCTCAGAGATTGGCGCAGCACTACAGGTGGCGAGAATGGGCGCAGGCTCAAGCGATGAGGCGGCGAATAACATGCGTAACTTCATGGCAAAGCTTACTGCACCTAGCACGCTTGATGATTTTGAGAATGCTGGAATCGATCTAAAAAAATCTATGACCAATCTGGTCAAAGATGGTATGACGCCAATGACGGCAATGATGGGTCTGGTTGAGCAGTACATTGGCACGAAGTCGCCTAAAGCTGCCTCTGAATTCACCAAGGCTATGAGTATCAAAGATGATCAAGAGCGGCAAATGGCTGTGGATCGATTGGCTGAAACTTATAAGCTGGGTGAGCTGTTTCAGGATCAGCAAGCATTGAGCTTTATTCGTCCTATGATCGGCAACAAAGATGAGTTCGAGCGTATCAAGTTAGGCTCAGAACAAGCGGCTGGCAATGATGGTATCGGCACTGACTTTGCTCAGCGTATGTCATCACCTACCGAACAGTTCAAAAAACTTAAGATCAATGCCACTGAGGTGGCTGTTACTATCGGTAGCGCGCTACTACCTGCGTTCAATGAGACGCTAACAGCAGTGTTACCTCTGGTGCAGACATTTGCGGCGTGGGCAAGAGCAAACCCTGAGCTGATAGCAGGAACAGTGAAAATCGTCGGCGGTTTGCTACTGGCGAAAGTAGCGTTTTGGGGCGTGAGCTTTGCAGTGCTGTCTATTATCTCGCCGTTTATGTCTATGATTACTTTATTTAATCGACTGCGCGCAGGCATAACAGTACTGCGTAATATGGCACTGCTTGGTCAGTTATCGCCAATCCTTATGAAGCTTGGTGGTGCGCTTAAGTTCGTCGGTGGGATATTACGAGCAGTCGGTCTGGCGGCCATGGCGAATCCATTGTTTATCGCTATTGGTCTGCTAGCTGTAGCCGCCTATCTAATATACCGAAATTGGACACCTATCAAAGCGTTTTTTATTGGCATATGGAACAGTCTCAAAACTTTCGCTAACAGCGGCGTCAAAAATATCTTATTTACACTTGCAAGCTTTAGTCCGCTTGGATTGTTTGTTAGGGCGTTCTCTTTTGTTTTTGGATATTTTGGAGGATTATCTACACGCTTTAGACAGTATGGTGTCAATATTATTCAAGGATTGATCGGTGGTGTCAAAGCTAAATTTGGAGAATTAAAAAATACTATTAGCACTATGGGCGACTCGGTATCAGGCTGGTTTAAATCGAAGCTTGGTATAAATTCACCATCCAAAGTCTTCACTAAGCTAGGTGGTGGTATCCCTGAAGGGACAGCACTCGGTATCACGCAAGGCACACCGCTGGCGCTTAAAGCCTCTGAACAAATGGCAAAACGTCTTGCGCAAACGCAGTACTCCAATCAGGTGCTCGGTTCGCAAAGCTTGGCGGGTGGCATGAGTGCAGGTTCTATTAGCTTTAGCCCTACTATTAATGTGCAAGTCGCTGCCGGCAGCAGTGACGTATCAGGACAAGTGCAGCAAGGTCTAGCAGCTAGTTATGCAGATTTTGAGCGCATGCTGATGCAAGTTGAGGGTAATAGAAAACGGAGGGCGTTTGCATGATTACCCATTTAGGTGAGATTAATCTTGGCGAAGCTCGAAGCATACATGGTCTGACGTTAAGAAGCGGCTACGACTTTGCTATTCATGAGCGACCGTTAAATAAAACCACTAAGCAACGACTGGGGGCTAAGCTTGATGAATGGCGCTTAAGCTTTAAGCTGCATCATATGTTTTGTGAGCCGCAAGTGCTCTTAGATCTTATTCAAAGTGCTTGTGCTAAAGGTGAGCCGATGCCACTGGTGTTCGATTATGTCGATTATAAAGGCTGGGTGACACTTGATGATGTCGATGTGACTTATCAGGAGATCGCGCCCAATGGTAAGCCACTAGTAATAACAGGCTCATTGAGTTTGTCAGAGTTCACGGGTGATACGGCAGTTAAGCCAACCGCTCCTGCCGTACGTGATACTAGCCAAGCTCTATCGAATCCCGCGCCTGTTCAGACCGCAGTAACTACCGATGTCGCGAGCCTACTGCCTGTGCGTCAACCAATGCAGCATTTAGAAGATGCGCTGATCGCTCAGCATCGAGCGCGCAGTGTATTACGTACTTTACAAGGTGTGTCTCAAGGTGATTTTAGTCAAGTCAATAACGCGACAATGATAATCAATGCTTACTTTGCTAGTAGTGATTGGACAGGTGACACTGTGCCGCCTCTCCCTACGCTTGATAGTAATAATATCAACGATCTGTCACAAATATTGGATAGTCGTCAAGCAATGATGCTTGAGCTGACGCGCAGTGCAGCCACAAGGCGGCAATTATGACTCAAGTTATCGCGCAAGGATATTTGCAGCATATCGCATCAGATGGAGATCGATGGGATAGTCTGTCTTATCAATATTATGGTAATGCAATAGCATATGAGCAGATCATTATCGCTAATCGTCATCTGTCTATTACGACGATATTGAGCGCAGGACAGATCGTTTTTATACCTATTATTTCGACACCAAGTAAACAGCTTAGCGACAGTTTACCACCATGGCTTCGGGAAGATGAGGCAGATGAGGATGATTAGAATACCAGCGTTTACTTTATTGTATAACAACAAGACGGCCACTCATGATATTGCAGAATCAATGATTGATGCCTCGTACGTCGATCATCTATCAGGTGAAGCGGATGAGCTCAGTATTACGTTAGCTGATCCCGATAGGCTGTGGATGTCGGACTGGTATCCTAATAAAGGCGCAACTTTAATGTTTAGTATTGGATATGAGGGTGAGCCATTGCTTGATTGTGGCATTTTTGAGATTGATGAGATTACGCTTAATGACGCTCCTAATACGGTACAAATTCGTGCGCTGTCTGCAGGTGTAAATGATGGTCTACGTACGGTTAAACATGTCGCTTACGATGACCAGACGCTCAATGAGGTCATCGTGAAAGTGGCTCGTCAATTAGGCTATAGCGTAGAGGGTAAAATTGCCGCGCTACGTATAGAGCGCATTACCCAAAAGGAGACAGATTTAGCCTTTATTAAGCGTCTGGCCATAACCTATGGCTATGCTGTTAAGGTAATCGGCAAGCGGCTGATATTTAGTCATTTACAAGCATTAAATGATGCGGTAATCATCGCTACTATTGATCGTACAGAGATGCACCGTGGTTGGAGTTTTCGCGATCAGATACGCACGGTTAAAAAAGAAGCCACTGTCACTCGTCACAATCCTAAGACTAAAAAAACAGTTAAGGCAACACAGCAAGCAGTTAAAAAAGTGAGCCAAAAGACCGCTGCAAAAAAACGAGCGAATAAAATTACAGCTGTACCTAAATCCTCGCGCAAGACCAAAAAGCAAAAACTGCCTTTGAAAGTTTATGGGTTAAAAGATGGCGTAATTGCACCAGTATAATTTCTATAATATCGAGACTATCAATGGCAAATCGTAGTAACGACAAGATAAATAGCCGCTCTCATGCCGCGACCGAAGATGTGGCTACAGCCAAAGCAGATGCGCAGCTTAACGCTGATAATGAGCAAGGCTGTGAGGGGCAGTTTAGTCTCTCTGGTGACACTCGGCTAACGGCTGGTAGTAATATTAAAATGACAGGCTTTGATCGCTTCGATGGTAAATATCGTATTAAGCAGGCAACTCATAGCATTAGTCGTAGCAACGGTTATACAACTAGCGTTGACTTTACTAAGATTGATAATGTGGCGACTCACTAAGGTATATCACATGACTGAAGTAGTGTATGGGCTGGTTGAAAATATCGAATATAATCCGCTGCGTATCCAAGCTGTACTGCCTGATATGGACGGTATCTTAAGTCCGTGGGCGCTGATATTAAGCGCTCGTACTCAAGGCGCTAAGAGCTACGATCCACCCGTTAAGGGCGAGCAAGTAGCTCTATTGCTCACTGATGAGGGTGAATCGGCACTTTGTCTAGGGTCAGTATTTAGCGACGTCGATAATAGTCCTGCAGACGATCATCGTTATATTAAAGATTTTGATGATGGCACGCGCATCGAGTACGACAATGAATCAAGTGTGCTAACGATCAAGGCTGTGGGTGATGTACAAATGATTTGTCAGAATGCAGAAATTACTGCAAATATTGCAACGGTCAATGCTGAGACTACGATCAATGGAAATACGACGATCAATGGTACGGCTATCATCACTGATGATGCGGTCATTGGTGGTATATCATTTATAGGTCACACGCATGGCGGTGTTGAAAACGGTGGCTCATCTACGTCTGCGCCCAGCTAACCCTTAATTAATCATAAAATCAAGAAATCGCTTAGCCGTTTAATATAAGGTCTCTCACATCTAGTAAATACTGTTATTAATTAGGTATAGGAGGTCATTATGTAATGCTTTTATAAAATTCAATTAGATAATAAATAGACCAATAATACGGATGGCATATGACAGCAGTAATTAGTAATAGCTTACATTGGCAGTCAAGCTTGAGTAGCGACAGTATTGTCGAAGGCTTCGCCGATGTTGAGCAAGCCATCCGTATTATTTTATCAACACCTAAAGGCAATGTGCCGCACCGACCAGAATTTGGCTGTGAGGTAATGCCACTTATAGATGGTAATTTTAAAGATGTAGCACCCTTGTTTATTGCCCGTGCGACTGATGCCATATTGGCACATGAGCCGCGAGTTGAGAGCGTTAAAATCAGTGCTTTGCAACACGGTGAACAACAAGGCTTTGCAGGGGCGACATTCAATATTCAATGGACACCCATAGATAGCCTAATACCGCAAAATACAACCTATAGAGTATAGCCATGACAGATATTAGCCAGCTTGCACCGCCTGAATTTATTGCTCGTGATGCTGATGTCATCACCGCAGAGCTAATAGCAGAATATGAAGCATTAAGTGGCAAGACGCTATATCCTGCTCAAGCTGATCGACTGATGATCGATGTCATTGCCTATAGAGAAATGCTTATTCGTACTCAAATTAACGAGGCTGGTAAGCAAAATCTTATTGCTTTTGCTAATGGCGTCATGCTGGATTATTTAGGAGATTTTTTCGGGGTTGTGCGTTTGGACAGTGAGAACGATGAGCAATTACGTAAGCGTATACGCTTAGCACCCGAGAGTTACGCGACCACAGGTAGTCGCCAAGCTTATATCTTTCACGCATTATCAACTGACGCCTCTATCATTGACTGTGAAGCTGTGCGCGGTAATAACGGTAAGGTTTTTATATACATATTGACGGCTGATGGCAACCCCAGCGAGACTCTTATTCAAGCAGTCCTAGACAACACCAGCGATGAGAAAAAACGCCCCTTATCTGATAGCGTATATGTCACTGCTGGAGAAGCATTGGACTTTAAGCTAGTCATAAAAGTAACACCGCTAGCGAGTGCAAATCCTCAGACAGTACTTGCTAGAACTGTTGAAAAAGCAGAGAGCTACGTAGAACGCCTAAAAATTAAGTTAGGTCAAGACGTTGTGTCCAGTCAAATCATAAACGAGTTAAATGTTGATGGCGTTTGGCAGGTTAACGTGATATTGCCAGCAGAGAGTCTCATAGTTGAGCCTTGGCAGTTGGCGAACTGTACTGAAATATTGGTAACTTTAGGGGATGCACAAAATGGCTGATCTAGTCACTGACAGCGTCCTTCCTATGCCGTTACAGAACCAGCGCTTTGCAGTATTAGAGAGCTTGCTTGAGAGGCTAAATGGACTAAGTAAGCATACTATTATAATGCTGACAGACATTACTCCAGCGAATGCCTTACCATTTTTTGCAGATCATTTTAGCCTGTTTGCTGATGGTTGGGGGTTTGCAGTAACTGAATCTGAACAACGAGAATTGATTAAAGAAGCAATCGAAATACACAGATACAAGGGTACGCCTTGGGCAATTAAACGTGTATTAAAGCTCTTAGGTTACGGTGATTGCGAACTGATCGAGCGCACGGGATTTCTTGAGCACAATAGCTCTATTAAACATGACAGCAAGCATCGATATGGTGTCGGTGGTGATTGGACACACTATAAGCTTATAACCCCAAGATTGATGACTGTTAGTGACGCTGAGCGTATTCGCAATCTTTTAATAGACGTCGCGCCTCTACGTTGCAAGCTAGTCTCAATCAGCATTCCAGTTAATCACAATAGCGTCATCAAGCATGATGGCACATATAACTATGATGGAGTAATCAAACAATGGCTGTAGTCAAAGAAAACCCAGTATGGGTAACTGGCATTACGCAAATCGACCCAAACGATCCCGTTCAAGGTGGCGCTGGTGGCGTAGACAATGTACCGCATGAGCAATTGGCAAACCGTACAGCTTATCTCAAGAAAGAAATCGAAGATATTCAAGGTGAGCCAACTGAACCTGTTACTCTCGAAACGCTGCTTAAACGTATTAAAGATTTGGAAGAAGCACCTACTGATAATTTACCGTTCTTACCCGTTGGTGGACTATTTGAAACAACTGTAGTCTATACATCTGGTGCTGAAGTTGCTGCCGCTATGGGCTATGGTACATGGGTAAGCTTTGGTGAAGGCTTAGTTACTGTTGGAGTATCTTCAAAGACAGCTGATCCAGGGTGGACTAAAGTTATAGGTACTGAATATGGGGAATATGAGCATTCGCTTATCATTGATGAAGCTCCGGCGCATAAGCATAGTAAAGACGACGTCTATAATAAATTTGGCTCTAACGCATCGGAATCAGGTCTCGAAACCCAAGGTAGCGGTGACTATGATCATCTAACTGAAGAGTACGGTACGGGCAATTTAACTAGTTCTAATTGGTTACAGGCTACGGAGCAATCGGTCGGCGGAGGTGAGCCACACAACAATACACAGCCTTCAGTTGTTGTTGGACGCTGGAGACGTACCGAATAATAGGTATTTCAAATGATAAACAGGGAAACGACTGACTGCGTCAACAGCCAGTCGATCCTTTTGACAGCTAGACCTTAAGCCCCCTGTCGCAAAGCAAGTCCCTGCCTCTCACGTGAGAGATGGCAAGGATATCATAATATGAAACGCTATTGCACAGGAAGTAATATGAAATTCTTAAATTGCCAAAACTGCACCAAAAAGCTACTTAAGATAGGTAAGTTTGACCACCTATCTATCAAATGCCCAAGGTGTAAAACTATCAATTATTTGAGCGTCCAGAACGCCACTCCAGAAGACCACGAGTCTCAAACTAAAGAAGGAAGTACTCGTGGCCACAATCAAGTCAAAGACCCCCAAAGTCGATTCAAAAGCACCAGCTAAGAATGGGTTTAAATACAGCCCTAAATTCGGTGTAATCGTAAACTGTACTAATGAAGCTCACCAAAAAGCAGTCTACGATCAGCTCAATCAGCTAGGCTACAACCTTAAGGTGGTGGTCGTATGAATATCAATATTCATCATCAATGTACCGACCATGATAGCTATCGCTCTGCGCGTATTAAAAGCTTATTTAACGTTGAGCAAGGTGCAAATGTCCATATCAACGCTGACCTGCCTATTGAAGATGATGATTGGCAAATCGGTGTCATTGTCGGCGGCTCAGGTACAGGCAAAACCAGCATTGGCAAAAAGCTATGGCCTCGCACACCTATACATAATCCTAAGTGGGACAAAACCAAACCTATCATTGACCAGATCGCAGCTGAAGGTAGCATTGATGATGCCACAGCATGTCTATCAGCGGTAGGACTTGGCACTGTACCAGCATGGCTACGCCCGCATCATGTACTTAGTAATGGTGAGCAGTTCCGCGCTAACCTTGCACGTGCCTTGGCTGATGAGCCTAATCGCTTGGTCATTGATGAGTTTAGTAGTGTCGTTGATCGCCAAATTGCCTGTATCGGTGCTAATGCGTTTGCTAAGGCTTGGCGTAGAACAAAAGGTAAGCAAGCAGTACTACTGACCTGTCATTACGACGTTCTTGATTGGCTGCAGCCTGACTGGGTATATGACACCTCAAAAAGCGAATTTACACGGGGGAGTCTTTGGCAACGCCCACCTATTACATTCGACATCTACCAAACAAACTGGCAATTTTGGCACTTATTTGAGCCGCATCATTATTTAAAAATGCCACTTATGATTGCGGCCACTAACTATGTGGCAGTAGTAAATGGGAAGCTAGTTGCTCATATCGCAGTATCGACGCGTCCTGGTCTTATTGAAGCCCGCTCTTGTCGCTTGGTAGTTATGCCCGAATGGCAAGGTGCTGGCATAGGTATGCGCTTTCTAAACCAAGTGAGCGAACATTGGCTGAACGCTGAAAATCGTTACGATAAGCCTTTACGTACTATATTCCACACTAGCCATCCAAACCTAGCTGCTGCCCTAAGACGCAGTACTAAGTGGACGCAGATCAGTGGTCAATTGCATGGAGGCCGAGCCTCACGTTCTACTACTGCGGCTGGCGGCAAGTACGGTGGGCATTTTCGAGCTGTGCAAGGTTTTCGCTATTTAGGAGCTAGCTGTGATTAAAGTAATGATAGTTGGTCAAAAATGGTTAGCAGAACAGCTGCTTAAACTCTGCGCTAGTATGGAAGGCATCGACGTAGTGATGGTCTCAGCACCTCATATTGATGATAGAACGGCTGTATTGGCTAACAACCTTCTTATTCCCGTTATGACTCATGGCAAGACCTTATTAGCTGAAGACGTGCCGAACGGCATTGATATTATGCTAATGGCGCATGCTCATTGCTTTATAAATGATGATGCTAGAGCTAAAGTCAAACATGGAGCTGTAGGTTACCATCCAAGCCTACTACCAGCGTATAAAGGCAAAACCGCCATCGCAGACGCATTTGTAGCTGGTGAGACCCTAACGGGAGGCTCGCTCTATCAATTGGATGATGGTTGGGATACAGGACTTGTCATTGATCAAGCTAGTGTAACGATCAGCAGCGATGATACGATCAAATCTCTATGGCAGGGTAAGCTCGCGCCATTGGGTTTAGAATTATTCGAGAGGTACTTGAAAGAAATGAAATAG